TCTCCATTAATCATTAAAGGACATTTAACATGTCCAGGGAGATATTTGTCAGTAACTTTAAATGTTTTACCTGATGAAATTTCCATAGAAAATCTACATAATGCAGCATTTGCAATACAAAGTATCGGAAATGAGACTATGCTTCCCATAAATTGGCCTTCCTTTTGAGGGGAAAACCATTCATCTGGTGGCTCAGAACGATATAATCTGTTCCTTACATTTTGGTAACCATGAACCTCACCATCCTCGGTGACATGCGGCACTTTATAGATCTTATCAGATCCATCCGGGTTCAACTCATGTTCAAAGCCAAAATTATGTTGACGATAATCCTTCGTAAAATTAGGATTCATCAAGAGATGACCAGTCAAAAGCCTGAGGGTTAGTATTTCTATCTTATCAATAAGATCAGATCCTAGAACCCCTTGACCCCTAATCACCTCCATAATTGACTTAACAATGCAATTGGAGATCCAAGAATGAAGATTATCAGTACTAGCTTTATAATCACCAGAAATCAATTCTTCATCTTTACCTAACTCTCCCAATTGTTCGGCTACGTATTGCTCAGAAGCAGGTACACCAATGAGACGAAAAATACTATTGCTTTTAAGGTTCTTCCATAACCATTTTTGAAGTGGTTTAAGAACAGTTTGGGACAAAGGGGGACCTGCCGTGATCACACGAACCTTCAAAGGTTCCGGAAGACCAACACACATAGCCCGAGGCTTCTCCTCAATAGCTTTTTCTAACAAAACTGGATAAACATGTTCACTCCAGTATTTGCAAAGTTTAGAATCATCAAAATGAACTCCAATAGTTTCTTTTTTGTCAGGACCGTTCTCAAGAGTCCTTTCATCTAGTAGCTTTTGTTGTTCTATTCCTTCCTGGCCATAATAATCTGAATAAGATTCAACTAGGGTTACCTTACCTAATTTCATCTCAACCAAATCTTTAGGACAATTGATGAAAGCATCAGGGATTGCTTCAACAATTGCTCTAACAGCACCAAATTGCCCTCGCCCAAAATTATATTGAGCACTAATACTAGGGAAAAATGGTTTCTCTAATTCCTCTTTGGTTAAAACACTCCAAGGAAGTTCAAGAACAGTTCGTCTCATCTCGCTTTCTATAACGGACTTATTGACGGGAATATTCCATACACCATCAAAGATTTCAAAATCTTCAGCTTGTTTAGGCTCAGTTGTTAGGTGAGTAAAACAATTCATTTCAGCTTCGAAGACTTTATCCACATGAACAGGTGGAGCCCCTTTCTTTGATTGAGCGATGGTTTGAGCAAAACACTCTAGTTTACCACGATCTTCTCTCATATTATAGAGAAATCGCTTCGCCCTCCCAAAAGCAAGAAAACTTGGATCCTTAAGATCCTCAAATAATTCCATACCCTTTGGAAGGGGTGGTATTTCCTGTTTCATGACGAAACTAAAATAAGCATTAATTTTGTACTTATAGTAGTCTTTCCAGGAACCAAAACCAGAGATTTTAACGAATTCTAAAATTCTATCTCTTAAACGGATTTTGTCAGTAGCAGTTTTTTCTACACCTCCAGAATCCGGCTCGTCCTTGTATCCATAGATCTTAAAACAATCATAGATAAGAGAAACAAGACTTGTGACCTTAAGGAAATCATCCTTATCCTTTTTAATTTGAGTGGCAACGCCAGATTTTTTAGAACCTTGCAATTGCGAGTTTTTACTAGGAGAATGATTTCCAGAGAAGTTTACGGGTATCTTCATGCCCTCCATTGTAAACTAACTAAAACAGTTATTAGCTTACGCTGATTTCGTAAATATCTTGACAACTTCAAGATAAGTGGTTTTCGTCTGCAC